CGCTGATCTGGTCAGCGGCCTTGACTGTTTCCACCTGCGCCATTTCATTCATCGGGAAAACCACCGGGGATATCTCAAACAGCTTGACGTCCTGCATCCGGCGCAATATCCTATCACCGAGATTGATTATGTCAGATTTCAAGCAGCGATAACCAATGGAAAGGCCTTTAATAGCTCCCATTTTAAGCAACGAATAAACCTCCCTGCCTCGCTGTACATCAAGGTTTATCTGTCCCTCAACTGCTAATCCCTTTTCATCCTCAACCCCTGAAATCACCCCTATTGGTTCATGGCTGTCATGGCTCCATAGCATCGGGAACGTCCCCCCATGCTCTTTTATCGTTTTTGTAAATGCTCCTTTTTCTATGATGTCATCGCCATTGTCAATGTTTTCAAACGTGCTTCCGTATCCGCTAAATTTCCCCTCAACGGTCAATTCCTTCATCTCAAATCTAAGATTTTTAGTTTCCATCATTATCCCTCCAATTCATAAAGCAATGTGCAACGGCAATTAATGGTTTCTTCCGGAGCACCATTCGGATCTCCTGGGTATTCAACCCCAATTGAAAACATACCATCTATTAATTGTCCCTCTCCGTCTATCGCAGCATGGCTGTCCCTGGTTCTTTCGTCACCTATCGCCGACCAGATTTTAACGGCACTATCAGCCATACCGCCTTCAATGCCCTGGTCAACGGCTTCCATATTCGCAAAATTATAAGCCCGTGTGCTTTCTGTTCTGGCGATTGTCTCCGCGCGTAACCTGTGCAGTTGTGCCGCGTATCGGTCTCCCAGTCTCTCCGCTTTCATTGCATCCATACCATCGGCCAATAGTGAGTCAACGTACCTGCTCACATATCCGGCTGACAATTCAGTCAAGCCGAATATCCGCTTTATTGCCTTTTGTATTTGCTGGATAGAATGATCCTGTGACAGTTCCGACCTCAAAAGATTATGCAGCGCATTAATTTGACTCGAAACAGAGTCAACTTCCCAATAAATATTTTCTTGGTCTAGAAAATCAATCACTGATTGCCTGGCTGCATCAAACTGGCTGCGCTTGGTAAGCATTGCCACAATGCCTTTTCGCATCACTCTGGCGATCTCCGCCCGAGTGCGTATGCCCTGCTCATCCACCTGCGTATGCAGTAATGGCTTAATTTCACTGTTTGAAAACTTCTTAGCCTCGTCCTTCAGCATTTCTTTGTATTCCGCGCTTATGACGCCAGTCCGCACCCAATTGTCAACTTCATCATAACTGGCAGTGCGAGCCATGCGCTTCCAGTATCGCTCGAAGGCCGTGATATATTTCCCTCTCCATTGCTGAATGAATTTTTCCTGCCGCTTCCGTGATCCGCTCAGACGGATTTTCACAATTCCACATCCTGCGGGGGGACACCAATCATGTCGACTGGTAATTGCCCTGCCGGGAAGTAACATTTGTCCATCGCCGGATCTGGAATTGCATCATAGCCCTGATATTCGCGCTTCTCGTTCGGAGTCAGCCACGTTGCTGCAGCAAGCGGAGCGGTCGTATCGGTAATCGATGTTTCAAGCTCGGGTATATCATCCCGGTCAATCTCGTAGTTATAATCATATTCAGTTGGCCAGAAGTACCGGGCCCAAGCGCTATAAAACTTATTGGCTAGCGGTATGCAGCTGGTCTTAATGAATATCTTTAGGGCTTGCCGCTTGTTCTCGTAGGTCACGCCCTGGGAACTGTTCAACAGTTCAATCGGTACTCCGAAAACATCCGCAATCTGTTGAGTGTTCACCGCCTGGGAGTTCAAAATGTTCATATCTACCGGCGATAATTGCATTGACTTAAAGTCAAGTCCGCTCGGAAAAATAGGTACTTTTCCGGCCATCATCGCGCCGGCCATTTCATCCCTGTCTTTTGCTATCTGTTGCATCTGTGGCACGGATAGAGGCTGCAGCGTTGTCAAATAACCGTTTTTCATACCTGTATTGCGAAGTAATGACGCCTGCCAGGTTGTGGCAAGGCTCTGAGCTGTAGCAATTTCCCGGCTCACAGATAGAGGGGAAACGCCCCGGAAGCGGTCAGATGGATTGAAAAACTTGATATGACATACCTCGTCAAGTGACAGAATACGCCCTTGTTCTGAATCCCGGTAGCCTTTTATAGGATCGGAAAAAGTCGCGCCGGGTAGCAGTTCAATACAATTTGATTTTAAATAAAATACTTCAATCGGACTTTTTCTCGGGTCACCTATAGCGCTGATATAACTATAAGCGTCACCGGATATCAGTAAATATGAGATCATTGCCTCAATGAAATCCTGACCGGACTGATTAACATTCGCACTGTGTTTAAATATGTCTATCTGCCTGACGCCTTCAAGCTCAGTGTCACCCCGATACAGGTTGACCGGGAAATTGGCGATATTTGAAGCGATCAAATATATGCAGCGGTAGACATTCCATACATTACTATATAGCGCCTCATTGCTCAGTTTTCCTTGACCTCCAAGCATATCGAAATACTGTGGATTTTTGAGGTAATCGGAAACTGGCATAGTTAGAACGTTTGATTTTTTGGCTATTGCGAGGCCGAATGGCAATTTCAGCATAATCGCTTTATAGCATAGGTTTTACAATTTAAAACACAATGCTTGCAAAATGATGCATTATACATCATTTGCAATTAATCAATAATAATATTGCTAATTATATATAAAATATTCTTGGTGTGTAGTCGTAGGCCTTCATCCATGAGTATAGGGCATACCTGGCCGAATCACAAAAATGATCGCTTATCTTGACAGGACAGGATGGAGACACTGGTTGACCGTTTTTGTCATGCTTCCATTTGTAAGTTTTTAACTCCGATATTCCGTCGGTTGAATTTTCGTCAATGATAAGTTTAAATCGCTTCATCATATCGATACCATCAGACACGTCTTTAAGTGCCGGGTGGATGTTGTACCCTTTCCGGAATATCTCTTCTATCCGGTCGGGCTCCGCGCTATCGGCGTAAATCTCCGCCGTCTGGCTTATCCCCAATGTCCCCAGCCTGTCTATGATGTCACTGTTGGTCATGCCCTTGTCATAAATCAATTGTCGCATGTGCGCGGTCATAGCGTCCTTGTCAATAGCCACCTGGACAAGCGCCGTTCGATGGTAGCCGAAGTCCAGGCCGTAGATACTATTTTCCCAGCGGCTTTCCGGTATCGCTTCAATTTTCCAGCCCGTAAAAATAACTCCTGTTGCAACAGCCCATTTCCCATGCAGGTAAATTGCAGAATATTCCGGGTCATCGATGCCTTTCAAAACTGCTTTGTACTCATCGTCAATAAACGGATTGTCCCTGATGGTTGATAAGTGTACTGTCGTATTCTCAAGGATCAGTGGTTTTCCGGTTGCGTCAAAATACTTCTGCTTAAGCCAGGGGGCCGCGCTCTCGACCGGGTTGAAGGTCAGCATGATTTGCTTGTAATGCGCCGTCTTGCCCCGCAAGCGTAAATCAAGTTGCAAAACATCCCGCTCTGTAAATTCTGTTGCCTCCTCTAGCCATAGACCAGTTATACCGGAGATTGATTTTATCTTTTCTGGATCATCTAGGCCGTCATAAAATATCTCATTCTGTCGGCCTCCGCTGCCCGGAAAAGAGATCCTCCGATCAGTCTTGTTATGCTGGTATTCTATTTTGTTTTTGTCCAGGATGTCCAGTACAAGCCGCGTCACACTCCCGGCACAAGTGGCCCGGATTTTACGCAGCATTAAGAACCGATGATTTCCCTCGATCATGCAACGATATATAATTTTTTGTGCTGCAAACCACGACTTGCCAGATCCACCACCACCACACAATATCAAGTATCGGTTTTTGTCGCGTAATAAGTCTTGGTATGATTCGGAGAGTTCAATCTGCATCAGGCTTATCACATTTTACTATTTTTACGATCATTTCCGTCTGGACTGGGCCGCCGTTGGGGCCGGTCAACGAAATGTCTTGTTTGTCGCTCCATCCCATTTGCTTGAGAGTGAAAATTCCAAAACTGTTATCAATGCGCTTTCTGCTGGTCAATTGCTCCACTTTTATCTCTTTCGCCATCATACATCTTTTTATAGCACGGAATAATTTTTCATTCTTTTTGGAAATTTCGCTTAAGGTGTCATACAAGACGCCTTCAATAAAGCAAAATTCTTTTAATATCGGATATTCCTTCGGATTATTGAATTTTTCGAGCGTATATTTTTCAAGACCTTCGGCCAACTTGTCAGCGTTCCACTTCCGGGGTCTTCCGGCACCGGGTTTATTTTTTCGTTTTGTCTTTTTCATTTGTAACCAAATTGAAGGCGTCTTGTATGACACCAAAGGGAGGATTTCTCCTCCCGTTGGTTAGGTTCCAGAACTGCGACCGCCACCCGATCCGCCGGATGAACGACCGCCGAATGCGCTTCGGATTCGAGCGCTAAGGCGTCTAAGCATGGTGCAC